GGATCAGGCAGCAGTTGCGGGATCACTTCCCGGGGCATGATGTGGTCGTGCTGGCGGCGGCTGTCGAGGTGTCCGTGGTGCGTCCGCGCGACAATGGCCCCACCACTCCCGACGCGCCTACGGAGGACTGATGTTCGACGTTCTGAGTGCCTGGTCGTCCACCTGGTCGTCCACCTGGTCGTCCACCTGGCCGTACAGCTGGCCGTACAGCTGGCCGTACAGCTGGCCGTACAGCTGGCCGTACAGCTGGCCGTACAGCTGGCCGTACAGCTGGCCGTACAGCTGGCCGTACAGCTGGCCGTACAGCTGGCCGTACAGCTGGCCGTACAGCTGGCCGTACAGCTGGCCGTACAGCTGGCCGTACAGCTGGCCGTACACCTGGCCGCCCCGCGTGGCCCTGGAGCCGGGTGACACGCTGCTCGTGCGCAGATCCGGCCCTCCACTGGACATGTCGGCGGTGAGGGCGATCCAAGAGCGGCTTCAGCATCACTTCCCGGGCCACGACGTCGTGGTCCTGTCCGGAGGCCTGGAGCTGTCCGTTGTGCGTCCGCGCGACAATGGCCCCACCACTCCCGACGCGCCTACGGAGGACTGAATGTCTCGCCTCACCGAACGCAAGCTCGAAGTCATGCGCCAACGTGCGCAGGCTGTCCAAGATCAGGCCGCCTATGACGAGCGACTGCGCGTGCGCGCCGAGTTGATGGCGTCGCCGATGGGCCGGATGGTCATGGGGGTCGCAGACGCACTGGTCGCCGCGTTCCAGCCGGGGGCATGGCACCCGCTGTTCGCATCCGCAGAGGCCAATCGATGACCGGGGCTCCCATCGGCGGCGAATGGTCTGGGGCAATCGCGGATGCGCCGAGCTGCCACTGCCTGTGCGCTGCTGCGCACCCTGGGGTCGGCATCTGCGACCTCGAAGCACCTAGGGCTCTCCTGCAGATGGAGACTGCCGGTAGCGCGCTCGGCGACGAGGGGATCCGCGACAATCTCGTATGCAAGCCATGCGCCGAGGCGACCTTGGCAGTCCACCCTCGCGCACGCGGAATGGTGGTGCTCGAAGCGCAGACCCAGGACCCCGATGCCACGCACTAAGAAGCCCGCTGGCACCGCTGTGGACCGCCGCAACGGCCGCCAAGCCGAGCTCGCCCCGCTCCAGTCGGTGGCCCGCTTCGACCTGCCGGAGCGGCCTGGCGGCTGGCGCGGCGAGACCGTCCAGGCGTGGGCCAAGTTCTGGGCCGACCCGGTGGCCGCAGCCCTCACCGAGGTGGATGAGGTGGTGCTGCTGCGGTGGGCTGACCACCTGGACCGTGCGGCCGAGCTCGTGGCCGAGGCCGACCTGGCGCCGGTCGCGAAGGGGAGCATGGGGCAGCCGGTGGAGAACCCGCGGTATGGGATCGCGGCCCGGTCGATGGGCGTGGTGGAGAAGTGCGAGGCGCAGCTCGGCATCGGCGCGTTGAACCGGGCCCGCCTGGGGATTGCGATCATCTCGGAGAAGGCTGCCCTCGAGGACGTGAACCGGCGGTATCTGCAACCCGCTCAACTCGAGGAAGACGAGGACGACCCGCGTGACTAGCCGAAATCAGTGCGCGAACTGCGGCTGGGAGCCGGAAAACGGCGGAAAGTGGCCCACATTCGGCCGGATCGCGGTCGCATGGATCGAAGACAACCTGATATTCGCCGAAGGGGACTCCTTCGGGAAGCCAGTGCGCCTACGCAAGGACCAGAAGCGGTTCGTCTGGCGCTGGTACGAATACTGCGATGAGAATCATGGTGGCTGCGGCTGGTGGCGCTATGGCGAGGCCCTGCGTGGTGAGGCGCGCGGCGGCGGCAAGACCGCGCTAGTCGGCATGATCGCTGACGTAGAGTTCGGCGGCCCGCCGCAGATCGCCCCCTACTCGCCGAACGTCGTCATCGGCGCCGCATCCTGGGACCAGGCCGACCTACTCTACTCGGCGGCCACCACGATGCTCGGCGGGCGCGATCAAGAGGTCGCTGAGGCCCCGCTGTGCGGGTTCTTCGAGGTGTACGACGCGGAGACCAAGTTCGCCGACCACCGGCCCGGCGTGATGCGCCGGCTCGCCGCCGTCGCGGGTACGAACCAGGGCGGCCAGCCCACCTTCGCCACCTTCGATGAGGAGCATGAGTTCGGCGATGTCGGTGACCCGAAGGCGCGCTTCCGTAATGTCGTCGCGATGGGCGCCTCCAAGCGCACGCTCACCTACCGGATAACGAAGCTCGAAGGCGGCTACGCGGAGGTCAAGCGCGGCCCCGGCCGGAGCATGTCCCTGTCGACAGCCGGGTTCGACATCGACCACTCGATGCTCGGCGCGAAGTACAAGCGTGGCAAGCGTGAGGAGCAGCAGGACACGCCGACCCGGTTCTTGTTCGATTGGGCCGAAGCGCCCGACGGCCTCGACTACTCGAACCCTGTCGACCGCGAGATCGCGGTCCGGGCCGCTTCCGGCGCGGCGGACATAATCTGGTCGGTCGCTGCCCGCGTTGCGGCGTGGGATGACCCGACGATCCCGCACCACGAGTGGATCCGCTACTTCGCCAACCGGTGGGTGGACGTTGCCGAGGAGTCGTGGCTGTCGGACCACCCTGCGGCATGGGCGGCTTGCCAGGGCGTCTGGGAGATTGAGGGCGACGAGCCCGCAGTGATATCGGTCGACATGGCGCTCAAGCGCGACTCGGTGGCCGTGACGACGGTCCGGGCGCTGCACGATGGCCGATTCGCGGTGACCTGCCGTATCTGGTACCCGGTCGATGCCAAGCTGCCTTTCACGGAGATCTGGGATTACATACGAGAGCACGCCATCGCCTTGGCTGACGTGTTCCAGGGCCTCGTCTACGACCCGCGCTATTTCGAGTTGGCGGCGGAGAAGCTCGAGGAGGACGACGGCCTAATGATCATCCAATTCGACCAGTCCCCAGCCCGCATGGCCCCGGCGGTAGGACTGACGTACGACATGATCCTAGCTGCCACGATCGTGCACGACGGTGATGCGGAGCTGGCGCGGCAGGTGAAGGCGGCGGTGAAGAAGCTCTGGGAGCGCGGATTCACCCTCAGCAAGGGCAAGTCGCGGATCCACATCGATGCATGCGTCTCGATGTGCATGGGCGTGTGGGCGCTCGCCGAGCTGGCGGGGACGAACGAGCCGAGCGTGCTTCAGCAGATCTGGTAGCGCGGGGCGCGGTGGGATTAGAACCCACGGGGGCCCCTCCGGGTGCCTGGAGGAATCCCGCAGAAGGTTCACCCGGCACCGGATTCCTTCTGCTGCAATAGGCCGCTCTGCCACACGCCCCGCCGTCATCCACTGTAGCGCGGCGCGGCGAGGGTGCATCATGGGTTCCCATGAGGCGCGCCACGTCCGCTATCCGGACGTCCATCCGTAGACTCACCCTGTCGCTTGCTGTCCTAGCCGGGCATACTGTCCGAATAGCGAACCGCGTCGGCACCGTGCTGCTCGCACTCGCCGGATTCAGCCTCGTCTCCTGGGGAGTCGCCATGTACTCCACTCCCGCCGGATGGATCACCGGTGGCGTGTCGCTGCTTGTCGTCGCCTACGACGCTAACCGCCTGCCCGCGACGCCCAAGCGGTCCGACGGCGGCGACTGATGGGCTTCGTCCGCAGAGCACCAGCCGGCGCCCGCGAGCAGCGCTCCCTCACCTTCATCGCCCCGCCCATCGGCGCCTACACCCAGGCGCTCCAAGACTTCGCCGCCGGCGACATCGAAGGCTCCCTGCGTGCCGCCGCAGTCTGGAAATGCTGCGACCTCATCTCCTCAATGATCTCGATCATGACGCCGATCGCCTACCGCGGCCCCGGCGTCGGCATCGGCGGAGCGGTCCCCGTGGCCAACCAGCCAGACATCCTGATCCAGCCATCGGCCGACTCCGACGCGATGGACTGGGTCTACCAGGCGCAGATGTCCGCCCTGATGCGCGGCAACGGCTACGGCCGGATCCTGTCCCGCGGCGCATTCGGGCTGCCGACGCAGATTGAGCTCGAGCACCCGGACAAGGTGAAGGTCACCCAGGAGAAGACTGGCCAGATCACCTACAAGTTCGGCGCATCTGTCGTGCCGCTCGAGGACGTGTGGCACGTCGCCGCCTACCGCATGCCCGGCGTCCGCACAGGCCTGTCGCCGATCAAATACCACCAGAAGACGATCCAGCAGAACCTGTCCGCGCAGAGGTTCGGCAACCAGTGGTTCGATGACGGCGCCCACCCGTCCGGGATCCTGACGAACGACACGAAGAAGACCGTCGACATGACCGAGGCCAAGACGGTCAAGGAGCGTTTCATCGCCGCGGTGCACGGCACCCGCGAGCCGGTGGTGCTCGGCGGCGGCTGGCAGTACAAGCAGATCCAGATCGCGGCCGACGAATCCCAGTTCCTCGAGACGATGAAGTACTCCGGCGGCCAGATCTGCGGCATCTACCGCGTCCCGCCCGAGCTCGTCGCCGAGGCCTCCGAGGGTTCCGCGATCACCTATAGCAACGTCGAGTCCCGCGGTCTCGACTTCCTCACGTTCACGATGCAGCGGTGGATCTCCCGGTGGGAGCGATGGTGGACCGCGCTCACGCCGCCTGGGATGTACGTCAAGCTCGATACATCCCCATTGCTGCGCACCGATGCTCTGACTAGGTGGCAGATTCACCACATGCAGATCGGCGCCCGCATCATGACACAGGACGAGATCCGCACCTCCGAGGATCTGACGCCGCTCACCGACGAGCAGCGCGCCCAGATCAACGCGCTCGTGATGCCCATCGCACCGCCCATCGGCTCCCCCAAGATCGGATCCTGAGATATGGCCATTCAGACCGCCCGGGGCGCCTCGGGCACATCCCTCGATATCCTGCGCGAGCATCGGTCCGGCATGCGCGGCTCCCGCGAGCGCCGGGCCCGGCCGGCGCAGTTCGAGTTCCGCAGCAAGCCGGATGGCACCGGGGGTATCGCGTACAGCTTCCAGGGCTACGCCGCCACCTTCGAACAGCCGTTCGACATGTGGGATGCGTGGGGCGACCCCTATCAGGAGGTGCTGTCCGCGTCCGCATGCAACCGCACCCTGGCCAACCAGGCCGACGTGCAGTTCCTGATCGGGCACGACGAATCGGGGATCCCGCTGGCGCGCACCAAGTCCGGCACGATGTCGCTGTCGACGGACGCGTCCGGTCTACACGTGTCGGTGCCGTCGCTCGACGGGCGCTCGCCGATCGTGCAGTCCCTCGCCTCGGCGATGGAGCGCGGCGACATGGACGAGATGAGCATCGGCTTCCTGTGCACGCAGCAGGAGTGGTCGCCGGACTGGATGACGCGCCGGATCAACGAGATCAGCCTGAACCGCGGCGACGTGTCGGTGGTGTGCTGGGCGGCGAACCCGAACGCGAACGGCGCGGCGATGGCCGCAGTGCCCGTCTCCGAGGCGGCCGCGCGCGCCGCCGGGCTCGGCCGGGAGCGGCGGACGCCCACGGAGCCGTACTCGGTAAAGCCCGGCGAAACCGCGGAATGCCCGCAGTGCCATTCGATGAATGACACGCAGGCCGCCTACTGCGACCAGTGCGGGACGGCGATCAAGTCGTCCACGGTGGTCTCCTCGGCATCGGAGGATCAGACGCAGCGGTGCCCGTGCGGGACGTGGAACGCGCCGGATGCGAAGTTCTGCCGGGACTGCGGCGAGAACATCGCCTCGGACAACGACGCGGACAACGGCGGCTGGGGCAACGGGATCGACACGGTGGAGCGCGGCGGCTACTGGTCGGCCCGCCGGGCGCCGGCGGAGGGCCGTGCGTCGCAGGGCGTCGAGCCGGACTTCTCGACGAAGCCGCCGCAGAACCTCGCGGCGCACGGCGAAGGGTCGATCACCTGCCCGAACGGCGAGTGCGCGTCGCCGAACGCGGCCGACGCTGCCTACTGCGACCAGTGTGGGGAGTGCCTGTACGACGAGGGCGGCCTGATCCGGGACGGCCAGACGGACGACGTGGTCACGGATACGTCCGGGCTCGTCGAGGAGGAGGACATGGTCCTGGCGCGGCAGCGGAAGCTGACACTGCTGAAGCTGCGCGCCCTATAGCCGGACGCTACTGTTCGGTTATCGGACGTCCGGTGTATCCTGCCCCTTGACGCACGCAAGACCCGGAGCACTCGCCGGGCGACCCCGACCCCCGCCGGCCAGCGGGCGGCACGACTCGCCGAGCGACCCGCCACCACTCCTCTGCGGCAGCCACGACAACCGTCGATGCAGAGGAGAACCGGGATGCCGGTACTCGAAGACCTGCGCGAGCAGCGCAGCGGCCTCATGGCCGAACTGGAGACCCTGAACAAGGAGACCAAGCTCTCCGACGAGCAGCGCGCTCGCTGGGACGCCGCCGAAGCCGAGGTCGACGACCTCGACAAGGAGATCGAGCGCCGCAAGCGCCAGGCCGAGCGCGAGGCCCGGGCCGCCGCCGACCGCGCCGCCCGCACCGGAGGCGCCGGAGGCGACGTCACCGACGGCACCGGGCCGACCGGCTCAGGCTGGACCGTCGGCATCGAGCCCACCACCTACGGCAAGGGTTCCCGGCAGTCGTACTTCCTCGACCTCGCACGCTCCGAGCTCAACCGCGGCGACGGCTCAGGCGGCCCGACCGCCGCACGTGAACGCCTCAAGCGGCATGCGCAGGAGATCGACGTCGACCTGCCCAAGCGGCAGCAGGAGATCGACCGGGCTGCGGAGCGCAAGTACACCGAGGCCCTAATGGCCGGTTCGAAGCGCGAGCGCCGCGCCGCGATGCGCATGCTCTCGCAGGGCGTGAGCCCGTTCGAGAAGCGGTTCATCTCCCGCGTGGACGGCGCGGGCGGCTACTTCGTTCCGCCGCTGTGGCTGATCGACGAGTACATCCCATACCTGCGCGCCGGGCGCGAGCACGCGGACCTGGCGCGCCAGCTGCCGCTGCCCGCCGGGACCGACAACATCAACATCCCGCGCGTGACCATCGGCACCGCGACCGGCCCGCAGGTCGCAGATGGCGGCGTGGTCCCCGGCCGCGACATGACCGACTCGTTCGTGTCCGCGCCGGTGCGCACCATCGCCGGGCAGCAGGACGCGGCGCTACAACTGCTCGATCAGTCCCCGATCACGTTCGACGAGATCATTTTCCAGGACCTGACCGAGGACTACAACATGCAGCTCGACGGGCAGACGCTCGTCGGGTCCGGCGTGGCAGGGCAGATCGTCGGCGTCTACCCGGCGGGCGCCATCGCCTCGGCCAACCAGATCGTCGTGCAGAACACGAACACCAACACGGTCGCCAACGGGCAGACCTGGGTCGCCGTGGGTACCGGCGGCGGAGCGGGCACGCTGTTCCTCTCGAGCGCGCAGCTGCTCTCGCAGATGAGCCGCAACCGCATGATGCCGCCTGACCGCTGGGTGTGGAACCCGACCCTCTGGTACATGCTGCTGTCCACCCTGGACTCGCAGAACCGGCCGCTGGTCGTGCCGGGCGGGAACGGCGGCGCGGCGTTCAACCAGGCGGCCAACGACGAGGACGGCCCGCTGACCGAGGGCGCGGCCGGCACCTACTACGGGCTGCCGGTGATCCTCGACGTCAACATGCCGCTGACCTTCGGCGGCACGACCGCTCCGCAGATCACCACGATCTCGAACGGCACCTACGCGCCCACCCCGGGGTCCGGCACGAACGCCAACTACACCCCGATCCTGGCCGAGCGCACCTCCGACCTCTTCCTGTGGGAGGGCGAGATGCGCACCCGGGTGCTGTCCGAGGTGCTGTCCGGCAATTTGCAGATCCGGTTCCAGGTCTACAACTACGTGGCCTACCTGACGAACCGCTACCAGTCGTATGCGACGCCGGGCCAGGTCGTGTCGGTCGGGTCCGTGTTCACCGGCGGCAGCAGCAACTTCAACCCGCTGCTCAACCCCGTCAACCTCGGCTTCTAAGCCCGGAAGGAGAACCTCATGGGTGACCTGGTTTCCGGGCGCTACCCGGACTACTTCAACGAG